GGTTCGTGTATATCAACTTGCTTCGATGGAATAAAAAAATTATATAAAGAATATGCTAAGGGCTAAACTTAACTTAAATAACAAAGCGGTTATTTTCTTATTTTTTTCTGAACCCTTAGCGTATTCACAACTAAAACAATAGATATGAACAGAACTTACAAATCAATTAAGTGGGTATTGAACAGCCACATTAAAAAAAATGTCCGCAGTCTTTGGACTTGGGAGAACGATAACTTTACTTGTATATTTGAAAACTATGATGGTGATAGTAGAATATACACTCCGCACCAACTTTTAAAACTTTTAAATAATGACACAGAACGAGAAACTAATTAAAAACCTAGAAAATATGCCAATAGATTTAGATTACAAAGCAACACCTGAACCAAGTTACTATTCAGGAAAGAAGTACGGTTACTCAGCTAGAAAAGTAGTAGAGGACTTCCAACCTAATAGCTATAACTTAGGAACTGCAATCAGTTATTTATTGAGAGCAGGTAAAAAAGAAGGTAACCCTGCTGAACAAGATATACAGAAAGCAATTAACCACCTACACTTTGAACTAGACAGAATACATAATGACACTATATAGTTGCGAGTGTGGTAAAGAAGAAAAAGAAGTTGGCAAAGCTACAATAGTCTTAAGAGATAAGAAATGGGTTTGTAAAGAAGCTCAATGCAGTTGTGGTAAATATATGGATAGCAAACCAACAGAGGGAATACCAACACTTAAAAGAACTGAACCTAGTTTAAGTAAACAAAGGGATAAGCTATGGGCAGGAGCAAAAGAAAAGCTTATAGGAACTAGAGGAGTAAATGAAGACTACTAAATAAATTAATTAAAATTCTATTATATACTAAGACACTACATTATGAAACAACAAGTTAAGATAAGTAAAGTAAAGGGAAACCCTAACAATCCTAGAATAATAAAAAACGATAAGTTCAAAAAGCTAGTGAAGTCAATACAGGAATTTCCTGAAATGTTAAAGCTCAGACCTATTGTAGTTGATGAGGACTTTATGGTATTAGGCGGCAATATGAGATTAAAGGCAAGTAAAGACGCAGGGCTAAAAGAAGTATGGATTGAAGTAGCAGAAGGACTTACTGAAGAACAAAAGAAAGAGTTTATAGTTAAAGACAATGTAGGTTTTGGAGAATGGGAATGGGATATGTTAGCTAATGAATGGGATAGCGGTAAACTAACAGAATGGGGTTTAGATGTGTGGCTTAATGAAGATGATATAAAAGAATTAAAAAACCCTGACAATAAAGAAAGTGAAAACCCTTTTGCAACTGAATTAGATAGAGAAAGCAATTATATAGTTTTAAAGTTTGAAACGGATATTGATTGGCTTCAGGCTAAGACTTTATTTGGATTACAAACAGAAACAGCAAGACGGTCAAATGGCAAAGCTTGGAGTAGTGGAATAGGAAGGGTATTAAATGGAATAGAAGCAATAAATAAGATTAAAAATGAAAGTTAAGATATTTGCACCTTCATATAAAAGACCTGAGAAAAGTATTACTCAAAAAACATACCCATTTGTTAAATTAGTAGTAAGAGAAAGTGAAGCAAAAGAATACATAGCTAATGGGAATGATGTTATTGTATGCCCTGATAATGCTCAGGGTAATCTATGCAGAGTAAGGAATTGGATTTTAAATAATCTTTATGATGACGCAGATTGCATTATAATAGTTGATGATGACTGTAAAAAAATAGGTAGATGGCAAGAACAGAATGATATAACTTTTAATGAAGAAGAACTAATTGAGTTCTGCGAAAGCTCTAGCGTATTATGTAAAGAATTAGGATATAAATTTTGGGGATTAAATTGCGTTACAGATAAAGGAGCATACAGAGAATATACTCCATTTGGTTTTTTACAATATATTGGAGGACCTTTTCAAGCTCACTTAAAAGAAAGTACAATTAGATATGATGAAGATTTACCACTAAAAGAAGATTACGATATAACATTGCAACATATTCAAAAATATAATGGATGTCTAAGAATTAATTATGCTCACTATGATGTTAAACAAGCTAAACAAGCAGGAGGGTGTGCGACATATAGAAGTTTGCAAAAGGAAAAACAACAATTTTATGCTTTACAGAACAAATGGGGAAAAGACATTATAGTTAGGGATAAAGGAAGTAAAAGAACTTTTGACTTTAATCCTATAATAAAAGTACCTATAAAAGGAATTTAAAATGGAACAGAATAGAACAAAGATTAACAAAGAAAGGTTACTTAAAGCATTAGAAAGTTCTTTAGGAGTAATTACAACAGCTTTAAAAGCAACTGACCTAAGCAGAACAAACTTTTATAAGTGGCTAAAAGAAGATGAAGAATTTAAAGCTCAGGTTGAAGAAATAGAAAACATACAACAGGACTTTATAAAGTCAAAGTATTATGAATGCGTAAAGGACAAAGTGCCTTCAGTTGTAATACACGCAGCTAAGACTAGGCTTGGTTGGAATGAAACAAATAGAGTAGATATAACTTCAGGTGATAAAGTTATCAATATGCCTGTAATAACATTTGTTGAAACTGATACTGAATAAGAAATACAATCCTTTATTTTCTTCTGAAGCTCGTTACTTTATAATTACAGGCGGTAGGGGTTCAGGAAAGTCTTTTGCTGTTACAGTCTTTCTTACTTTGCTTACAATGACTAAAGGAATTAGAATACTCTTTACTCGTTTTACAATGACTTCAGCACATCTTTCAATTATTCCTGAGTTCTTAGAAAAGATAGGGCTACTAGGTTTTGATGAAGTTTTTAGTATTAATAAAGCAGAAGTAGTAAATACAAGCAATCAATCAGACATTCTATTTAGAGGTATTAGAACATCAGCAGGAAACCAAACAGCTAGTTTAAAATCATTACAGGGTATTTCAACTTGGGTGCTTGATGAAGCAGAAGAACTTGTTGATGAGAATATATTTGACACTATTGATTTAAGCATAAGAGAAAAGAACATACATAATAGAGTTGTATTAATATTAAACCCTGTTACTAAAGAACATTGGATATATAAAAGGTTTTTTGAGGACAAAGGAGTAGAGGGCGGTTTTAACGGCTCTAAGGACAATATATGCTATATACATACTAGTTACCTAGATAACATAGCAAACCTCTCTCAGAGCTTCCTAGAGCGTATTAAGAGCATAAAGCATAGAAACTTTAAAAAGTATCAGCACAAAATCTTAGGAGGTTGGTTAGACAAAGCAGAAGGAGTAGTCTTTGAAAATTGGTCAATAGGTGAATTTAATCCTGATGGACTTCAGACTTCTTGTGGAATGGACTTTGGCTTTAGTGTAGACCCTGACAGTCTTACAGAAGTTGCTATTGATAAAAGGAAGCGTAAGATATATTTAAAAGAACATATCTATAAGAATGGTATAAAGTCAAATGAATTAGCTAAGATTATTTTAGACAAAGTAGATAACAAACTTATCATTGCCGACTCAGCAGAACCTAGACTTATTGCAGACCTCAGACACTTAGGAGTAAATATAAAGCCTGTTAAGAAAGGAACTATTGAAAGTGGAATTACTCGTATGCAAGATTATGAACTTATCATAACACCTGAAAGCACTAACATAGCTAAAGAACTGAATAACTATATATACGCTGACAAAGGTTCAAAACTATATGTAGATAACTATAATCACGCAATTGATGGTGTTAGGTATAATGTTATTTATCACTTAGACAATCCAAACGCAGGGAAGTATTATGTACAGTAAACTAAAAACAACAAATTTCTATTATATAACAGATGAAAGTAAAAGTCAAAAAGAAAGGTAAGGTAAAAGAGTTCAAATTGATTAACAGTTGGGAAGAAGTAACTCTTGAAAAGTGGTTGCAACTTGTTGATTTTGAAACAGGTACAAAGACAGAAGAAGCAACTGAAACAATAGCAGCGTTATCTAATATTCCTAAACAGTTAGTAAAGGAATTAGCTTTGTCAGATGTAGCAGTTATAATGAATAGGATAGCAGCGTTACAGCAAAAGCAAGATACAAAGCTTAAAAGAATAATTGAAATAGATGGTGTTGAGTACGGCTTCCACCCTGATTTGGATAGCATAACATTAGGGGAGTATGCAGACTTGGAAACATTTATGAAGAATGGAATGGAAAAGCATTTACCTGAAATATGTGCTGTTCTTTATAGACCTATAAAAGAAAAGAAGAATGATATTTATATTATTGACGCTTATGATGGAAATATTCGGCTTAGGACGGAAGAAATGAAAAAGATGTCAGCTCAACAAGTGCAAAGTGCATTGGTTTTTTTTTACACTTTAGGGAAAGAATTATCAGAGATTTTGCCATTATATTTGATGGAGCAGCTGAAGGAAACGAAGACGCAATAGCTTCTGAAAGTTTTGCAGAAAAATGGGGATGGTTTGGTGTGATGTATAGATTGACAAATGGAGAGATAGTAAACTTAGAAAGAATAACGAATTTAGGATTGTTAGAATGCTTGACTTGGTTAAGTTATGAAACAGACTTAAACTCACAAAATAAAGTAAAAAGAAATGGTAAACAATAAGACATATAATAATGTAGTAAACACTTTACTTAGACTAGGTGAGTATCACCAACAAATAAGCACTACTTCAGTTGGCGACATATACGACATCAATCTTGAGAAGATGGAGAAGTTCCCCTTAATGCACATCAACCCAACATCAGTAACTACAGGTGATAGTCAATTGACTTATAACTTTCAAGTGTTTGTAATGGATATGGTATCTGAGAAGTCAGATTGGCAAACTAAACAACACGAGCTTTTAACTAAGTTAGTAAATACTAAGAATAACGAACAGGAAGTATTCAATCAGACTTTAGAAATATGCACAGATATTATTGGAATGTTAAGACACAGTACAAGACAATCAATAGAAGGAGTAAATGATATAAACGAGCCTATGTATTTTACACAAGACCAATTTACTATTGAGCCTTTTCAGGAAAGGTTTGATAACTTGTGTTGTGGGTTTGTATTTAATATAGGGGTATTAGTTCAGAATGATTTTCAAACTTGTGATATTCCTGTAAGACCTCAGGGTGCAGGTTACTAATGCTAAAGTTTAAGATAGGAAGATTAATAGTTCATATAGGATGGAAGAAATTTAAAATAACAATAAAGCTATGAAGTACGAAGACATATTAGAAAAGCTAGAAGCAATTAGCATAGAGCTTGAAAGTTATAATGACTATCCTCAAGCAGCTACTAATAACGCTAAAAGAGCAAGGAAGTATAAAGAAGAAAATGGAAGCGATTGTGGAACTAGAGTAGGTTGGACTCGTTCAGCACAGTTAGCAGACAGAAAACCTATTAGCAGAGATACAATAGCAAGAATGGCATCATTTAAAAGACATCAACAACATAAGGATGTTCCTTACTCAGAAGGGTGTGGAGGAATTATGTGGGATGCTTGGGGTGGTTCATCAGGAGTAAATTGGGCAATAAATAAACTTAAACAAATAGATAAAAAATAAAATGGCAGACTTAACAACAACAATCACAGAAAATGTCGTATTGAACGGCTCAGTAAGAGGTTCTTTAAACACATTAACAACTACAGGAATAGTAGATGTATTTGAAAGAATTTTAACTTGTACACATTCACAGACTACAACAGTAGCAGTATTTAATTCTACACCTCATGGAGCTGATGGCGCTTTAGATGTAGAAAATTGTAAATACTTAAGAGTAACTAACTTGAGTACAGACCAAGATATGAAAGTAGCTTTTGTAACAGCAGCAACTAACTATCAAGTAACTGTAAGAGCAGGGGGTTCTCATATCCTATTCCAAGCTGAAGAAGCATTAATTGGAGAAGAAGATGCAAGTCCTGCTTTCCCTACATTACAAGATTTAGTAACGGTAGAGGTTAGACCTTCAGCAACAACTGATGTTCAAGTAGAAGTATTTGCAGCACTTGTATAATGAAATTAGATGCTCTTGAAAGATATCTTAATAGCTTTGGAAAGCAAGTAGTAAATCAAGCAAAAGGGAACTTAGCTTCAGCTGATAAGAGTGGAGCGTTAGAAAAGTCTATTGGTTTTTTTGTTACAGCTCAAAAGGGTTTAATTACTATAAAATTCAAGATGGAATCTTATGGTAAGTTTGTAGATAAGGGAGTTTCAGGAACAGAAAAAGAAAGAAGTTATACAGATTACAAAGGCAAAACGCTAAAAAGTCCTTTTAAGTACACAACAAAACAGCCACCATCTAGTATAATTGAAAAGTGGATTAAAAGAAAAGGTTTAAAAGGTAGGGATAAAAAGGGAAGGTTCATAACTCACAAGTCTTTATCTTTTTTAATTGCAAGAAGTATAAAGAAGAAAGGAATACAGGGAATAAGTTTTTTTCAAAAGCCTTTAATGTTAGGAATGCAACAATTTAGAGGTAAGTTCCTAGAAGGAATTAAAGAAGACATAATAGACGGATTAAAACAACAAAAAATAATTAGCTAAATGACAACAATAGAACAGAAACCTTTATACAATCGGCTTCCTGTAGGGCAAGAAGTAATTTTTACAATTTCAAACCCTAATATAGTTGCGCTATATACTAATACAACTTTTCAAGCTGATGTATATATAAGTAACGGAACACCACCAACAATAACAGGAACACCTCTAGCGACTTTTAAAACTAAGCCTAATAACGCAGGAGTAGGAATATTTGACTTTAGACAAGTAGTTGAAAGCTATGTAGCTTCTGATAATATTGCAACAGCAGGTTCTAGTTACAAAAGTTCACCTACAAACATTATACCTAATCACCCAATACATTTGATTGATAAGTATTCAAAAAATACTAACGCAATGAGATGGTTACGTATTGAGTTTAAAACTGTCTATACTGTTAGTGGAAGTGTTATTATAGACACCCCTATATCTTCTGTCAATTACAGGTTATTTAATGGTTATCTAAAATATGATGATGTACTAGATTTACAAAATGTAGACTTTGGCTATGACTTGTCTCAATTTAAACCTGACTCACCTACTAAAAGTTTTTTAACTAATGCACCTACTACTCAATTTGCAAATTTAGATGATTACGGAACTTTTGCTTTTTTAGACTCAAATAACGATTTAAGTTCTATTCTTTTTAAATATTACAATAGTTCAGGGGTTCAAATAGGAACAGAAAGTTTAGCACAAACTGTAGCTAATGGTGGCGGCTTTTCAGGTTCACAAGAAATACAAAAAAATCTTTTTTACTTTGGCTGTTTCCCTGCTAATCTAAGAAGCTATGGAACTACAGTAGGTACACCTACACTCTTTCAATCTTTAGTTACAGCAGGAACAATACAAGGCGGACATTACACATTTCAAGCTTTTAAAACAGTTTCAACAAATTTTGTAACACAAGAATATAGAATAAACTTAAATTGTCCTAACTTAAAAGGATATGAGTCTATTAGACTTTGTTGGCTTAATCAATGGGGGGCATGGGATTACTATACATTCACGCAGAAATCTACTAAAAACATATCAACTAAAGGTTCTACATACGAGCAACTAGCAGGAACTTGGAATGATAGTTCTTATAGAGTAAACGGCTTTAAAGGTGGTAAGAAAACTTTTAGAGTAAATGCTACTGAGAAAATCAAAATGAACACAGACTTTGTAAGTGAAAACGAAAACGTAATGTTTGAAGAATTAACAAATAGTCCTGAAGTATATATATTAGCAAAATATTCTGATGTATTTGATGTAACAACTGTTCTTAATCAATATGTAACACCTGTAAGGATAACGAGTACAAACTTTACAAAAAAGACAGTAGCAAACGACAAACTTATTCAATACACTTTTGAAGTAGAAAAGAGTAAGACACTAAGAACACAATCAATATAATGAGCGTACAATTAATAGTTTACCCACAACATTACAACGGCTTCAGTTCTTCCTTTTCACAAACAGGTCAATTTTGTGTAGACGGTTCTACTTTTAACGCTTTAGCATCTACACTCATTCCAACTTATGATGTTCCTGCATCTTCAACTAATATCATAGTCTCAGCTTTAATTGGTAATCCACCAAACAATATAAATAGTTTTTACAAATTCAGAAGCACACACTCAGGAACACCAACAGCACCAACTGTAAGTTCAGGAGCAGTCACTTTATACTCAGCATCCACATCAACATCATCAGGTATATATCAAAGACTATCTAACTTAGTAGTCGGAACGACTTATGAAATGGTAATAGACTTAACTACAACAGGTGCGGGTTTTGTTATACCTAGCGTCTATAACGGAACTACTATTATTACACAACCTTTATTCTCAGCAAGTCTAAATCAAATTACTGTTTCTTTTACAACTACAACTACAACACCAACAATAGTTATAACTTACATTAATTTTGCAACTGATAATATAGTTATAGACAATGTATCTGTTTCGGAACAAGGAGTAACTCCTACTCAAACATATTCAGATTTACAAGACGGTCAAGTTATTTGCGACTTATATGAAGATGAAGATATACCTTTAAGTTTTAGTGTTGATGATTTTAAAAATGTAGCTGAGAAAGTACAGTCATATTCAAAAGCTTTTAAGCTTCCTGCAACAAAAAGAAACAATAAAATCTTTGACCACATCTTTGAAATAACTAGAACTTATACAGGGTTTAATTTTAATCCTTATAATAAAACTAAATGTGTTTTAAAACAAGATGGCTTTTTATTGTTTGAAGGTTATTTAAAAATGATAGATATATCTGACAAGACAGGAGAAATAAGCTACAATGTAAATTTATACTCTGAAGCAGTTGCTTTGGCTGATGTGTTAGAGTTAAAGACATTTTCAGAAATAGATTTAACAGAATTAGAACATGATTATCAGAAAGATAATATTGTTAAAAGTTGGCGAGACTCAGCACCATTTGCATCAATAGTATATACTAATCCTAATACTTCAGGTTTTAGAGACACCTACAGAACTTTAAAGTACCCTTTCATAGATTGGGCTCATCAAATAATAGAAACACCTTACCCTAGCCCTTCAACTGCTATTTCGTTTATGCCTGAACTCTTAGATTTACAAGCAGCTTTTAGACCTTGCATAAACGTAAAGTATTTAATAGATAGAATATTTCAAGACATTCCTTTTACATATAAAAGTGATTTTTTTGAAAGTGATTTTTTTAAAGACCTATACATGGATTTTAGTTATGGTGAAAATATATCAGGAGTAGAGGAAACAGAAGGTGGTTATCATATAAATACACAGCAGTTCTGCCCTACAGGAGCTTTTACTGCTATCTATTTGTCTAATCATTCTTTTGACTCTCAAATGGGTTTTGATGGAACTAGTAAATTTATTTCCACAGCAGACGGTCAGGGGTTTGACCTTTCGGCAAATCTATATTGGAAAACAGCTGTAGGAGCAGTTGACCAAAATATTTCTACAAGATGGGCAAAATATAACAGTTCAGGAACTTTACTTGATACATTTGATAATGTTACAGCTTCTGTTTTCGGCAATTTACCTCAGCCTAGATTTCCTTCAGCTAATATTGTTTGTGATAACGCAGGAGATTATATACAGCTAGAATGGGTGGCGGCAACAAATGGTACTTGGTTGTTCTTTGGTCAAACTTCAAGCACTCAAGGTTTCTTTAATATTTACGGAACTACAGGAATGCTCATAGTGACTACAGAAACTTTAATGGAAACTTTAAGAGGTGAGCTTGTTCAATGGGAGTTTTTGAAAGGCTTGATTAATATGTTTAATTTAGTAAGTTTACCGAACCCTGACAATCCTAGCGAGATAAGTTTTGAACCTTACTATGATACATTTATAGATAATGACGATAGTAAAGAATTAAATTGGACTGACAAAGTAGATGTAACAGAAATAAAATTAACTCCTTTAACTGACTTAAATAAAATAACGAAGTTTGTCTTTGCTGAAGATGAAGAAGATTATACTGCTAGTGTTGTTAAGTCTTCAACAGGTGGTCATCCTTACGGTTCATTAACTCACATAGTGCCACCACATGCCTTTGATTTACTTACAGGAGAAAAAGAGATATCAGCAGAACCTTTTGCTGCCTCAGTACCAAAACCTTTGACTGAACAAAACGCTGTTTCTGAATTGATTACTCCTGCTATTTATTCTATGTCTGATGATGGCGAGACGCAACCTTTTGATAATAGTCCTAGGTTATTTTTTAACAATGGTATAAAAAGTGTTGGTAGTGGTACTTATCACGTACCTGCGTGGAATGGTTACGCTGCTGCAAATTTAGATGAATTTTTACAATTTAGTCACTTGACTGATATACCTACTACAAGTACTACAATAGATATAAATTACGAAACACAACAGACTTTAGGCGGTATAGGAACTTCTACTGCTAATTTATTCAGTTTATTTTGGCAACCTTATTATAATGAACTTTACAATCCTGATACTAGGATAATGACTCTTAAAGTAGATTTAAATCCTTCTGACATCAATAGCTTTAATTTCTTTGATAAAGTAATGATTAAGAACAGAATTTATAGAGTAAATAAAATAGACTACAAACCTAACGACTTAGCTACAGTTGAATTTATACTAATACCATAATGAGCAAAACACCTACAACACAATTTTTATCAGGGTTCAATGTAAAACCTTTAAGTGTTAGTCCTATTGGAACAGTTACCTTTACAGACGGAACTAATGAGATAACTCCTAATCAATTACAATGTGAAGCGTATGGTTACAAATATAATAAAGTAACAAGGACTTGTTCGGCTTTTAAATACAGCACCAATTTAGATAGAAATATAAGTAATACAAACAACAAGATAACAGGAGGAGGAAATACAACTCTACCTAACACTAATAACACTTACATAATAGGGGACAAGAACACAGTTCGTGGGGACTCAACAAACAATATTATAGTAGGAACACAAAATGAGATTGCTAATAGTGTAAACAATGCTTTTGTTTATGGTACTTTAGGAGAAGCTACAGCTAATAATTCAATAGTCTTAGGGGGTAACGCTGCAAATGATAATTTAGCTGAAAGGCAATCTATTCATTTAATGTATGGAACACAAACAACAGCAGGGAGTACAGTTGATAGTTACTTAAATAACATTTCAGGTAATTACTTTACTATTCCTGATAATACTGCTATGTATTTTCACGCTGATGTATTAGCTGTAAGAGTTGGAGGAACAAGTGAAGCAGGCTCAACAGGTGATTTTGCAAGTTGGGTAGAAAGAGGAGTGGTAATTAACATAAGAGGAACTTTAAGTATTGCAAGAGAAAGAGATACAATTAAAAGTTCAGGTACTGTTACTAATTGGAGACCAACATCAACAGTTGACGGAACTAACTTTATTATGGATGTAAGAGGAGCATCAGATGTAACAATAGAATGGGCTAGTAATATAAGGTTCACACAAATTAAAACAGGAGTAGCACTTTAAAAATAAAATTATGGCACAAGGAGAAGAAATTGTATTAAATGTAAAATCAGATATTGGTAAAGTAGTAAAGCAAACTGAAAAGCTTGAAGGAGCTGCTAAAAAAGGTCAGAAAGGTTTTAAAGGAATTGGAACGGCTATTAAAGGAGTAGGTACAGCATTGAAAGCAGCAGGGATAGGTTTAGTAGTTGCTTTATTAGCAAAACTAATGGACGTCTTTAGAAGCAACCAAAAAGTGCTAGATGCTTTTGATACAGGAATGACTGCTTTAAATATTGCGTTTAATGACTTGTTTGATTTCCTAAATGATAATATAGGAGCTTTTACAGGTTTCTTTAAAGATATATTTGAAAACCCTCAAGAGTCTTTAAAGGCTTTTGGAGATATGATAGAAAAAAATATCATAGAAAGGTTTAATAGTCTTTTAGATACTTTCGGCTATGTAGGGAGTGCTTTATCAGCTTTATTTAAAGGTAATTTTAAAGAAGCAGCAGGGTTTGCTAAAGAAGCAGGTAAGGAATTAGTTGATGTAGCAACAGGAGTAGATAATTCTTTTGACAAAACAGTTGAAACAGTTACTAAGGCAGCAGGAGCAATTGCTGATTATTCTAAAAAAGTCATAAGCAATGCCAAAGCCATAACAGAAACAAACAAAGCAGCACAATTAGCAGCAGTTACTTTTGCTGAGTTAAATGCTCAATTTTTAAAAGATGCTGAAATTCAAAGGCAAATTAGAGATGATGAAACTAAGACTTTTGCGGAAAGAATTGCAGCTAATAATAAGTTAAGTGAAATACTTGCAGAACAACAAGAACTTCAAA